TTGTTACTGTTTTCGTTCGCGTCTCCTAACACGCTTGCGACAGGGTCAAGAACAATCAGTTTTACCGGCAACCTGGTAGAATCGGTTTTAAACTCTTCGAGCGTTTCTTCTAGGAACCCGTCCTTTGTCATATCGAAGACTTCGTGTTTGCCGTTTGCCGTTTCGCACCCGTTCACGTAATAGAAGTTAGACAGGTCTCCACCCCAAAACTGAACCTTTGCCTTTGCGTTGTCAGGCGTTTCTTCCGACGAAAAGTACAATACCGAACCCGGACTACAAGGTGTTCCGTCAGGCCAACATTTACCTGATGTAATTCGTGCTACCCAGTCTAACACCAACGCCGATTTACCTACCGCGCCAATACCGAAGATTACGGTTAAAGCACCCATTAAGATTCTGTCTTCCCATAGCCATCGTTCCGGTTTAAGTTCAATGTCGGTTCCGCGTGTCATAACCAATCGTCCCCTTGATGTCGGTTGTCTTATCACCTCGTTTCTTGTTTTATCAATTAAACTGTTAGATACTTTCCCATAAATGTCGGTGCTGTTATCTTGCGCCAAATAACCAAACGTTTTGTCTTGCGGTTTAGATTGCGTTTCATCGTATTTATGTTCAAGTTCGGAATCTGAAAATGGTGGATCGCACCGCAAATTGTAGTCAACCAGAATGTTCCAGCCAACGTGTTTTGACAGGCCAAACCCCCAGAATATTGCGTTTGCTACGCGCAACATTTGAGACGAACCGTCTTGACCTTGAACCGCAATGTCAGCCTTGTCAACCCACTTTTTGCACCGTTCAACAATAAAATCGCTATCGAGAAACTCGCCCCGAACCTGCGACTTCGGTTGCCGGTCACCAGGTTTAGGTAGAATGTCAATAAATGATTGAGGTAGTTCCGACAGCTCGTCTACTGAAAGTAAACAATCGCACTCGTAACTGTTACCTGACTCGTGTATACTACCAGGCGCAACAACATATTGGTTCCCAACCCTAATGTCAATATTAGATTTGACAGACGTTCCGTCGCGATAATAAGTCAGTTTAACTGAACCTTTTATTGGAACGTCGGGTTTCCGGAAATAATAGTGTCTGCCACCGCTACCCGTAACAACGATAGGCGAAACCGGTAAATCGTATTTTTCGCTGAGATATGTCCAATGCGACAACATCTCTTGTTCCGGTAGTTCGTTACGTCCAACCTTCTTATCAAGGTCGAACACAATCAAATTGTCGCAAACAATACCCCAATTGCAACCCGGATATTGGGCCGCCCACGAAGTTATGGTGTCAAGGTCGTTTGTTCCGTCCTTTACACCGTTTTTTGTAAGCGGCCTTTTACCGTTCGCTTCAATGGGGATAAGAGTATATCCCAGCTCTTGAAGCAATTCAAAGTTCATCGGGGCACAATAATTACATCTTTTGTCTTAAGTCTTGAAAGAACCTCGTTCAAAGGCATAGTAGAAGGATACGAAACAAGAACCTCATTTTTGTAACCGTCCTCTTGTTCAACTTTATCGCATTCTAACGCAATCCAAAGCCACACACAATACCCGATAAAATCTTTAATTGTGTCAGTAATGTCGCCACCTGTTGCGGCCAACGTTTTATACCGTGCAATTTTATCAGAGAGTCTACACAGAATCCCTTGTGCCACAGATAGCGACGGGGCCATTACGGGACTTGCAATAATGCTGTTACCATACTCATTGTTTTTTGTAATAAGCAACTGGTAAACCTCTTCGATTCGAGAGGCAATGCTGTTTTCCGTGAGTTCAGGTTCAAGTTCTTTAACACCAGCAAGAATCCAGTAGAAGATGAGATCGTTGTCGCCACCTTCAATCTCTTCGGTCATAGAACCGATACTGTTAATTGTCGGAACCGACTCAAATTTATCGTTTAAGAAACCTACAACAAATTCCGCGAACCGCGGGTAAAACAGTTTTTCGTAATCTTGTTTAAGTTCCATTTCTTCTACTCCTTCAATTCAGTTAAAACGGTAAATCTTCAAGAACCGACTGGTCGGAAAACGATTCACAACATTCGGTGTCTTGCTGTACCGCCTTATAATTGTAATCACAAAATCCGCCACCCATACCAGAATAATATATACACATTCCGCACGTGTTTACTACCGTTTGAGGCGGCTCAATCGGCGAAAACTTTAACACGTTTACTCGCGGAAACTTGTCTCCCGCTGTGGTAACAATCCTAACACGTTCAGGTCTTGCTACTTCCCAGCCCGTTAGGTACATTACAGCACCTTCCGCCGTATGTGGCGGTTCGACGTTTGACCTCTCTTTCCACCATTGTTCAAACTTGTTTCTCGTATACCCAATGTGTTCAGGGCAAACCCATTCTGATACCCACTCGTTAGGAAACCTTACCAAATAATCGCACCTAACTGTTTCAGGCATACCCTCAACCCACCCATTTTTTCTCCATACACGATATTGAACGTCAATGACATCGTAGTCTTCAATGGTCTTGTCGCCAACAAACAGCGCGCCATCTCTGGCTTCATCGTCCAGTTTATCAGAAACTTGTCGTTTTGGAAACTCATAGTCGCAGTTCGGACATCTAGAAAATCCGGCAGAAATAATTTCCAAACATTCCGGACACGTCTTTTGAGGTTTCGCCTTGCCTTTGTTATCGCGTCCCTTTGGAATAAATATGTCGTCAATCGGCCCGTGTCTTACAGCGTTAGACCCGTAATCCAAGATAAGACAATCAGTTTTACCTTCAGCAACCCTTAACCCCCTACCAACCATCTGTACATACAACACGGGCGACGCCGTGGGCCGTAACAAAGCAACGCAATCAATCCCAGGCGCGTCAAACCCTGTTGTTAGCACGTTGACGTTTACAAGATACTTCAACCCATCTTTAACTTCACCCCAAATGTTGGGAACACCGCGAAACCTTGCGTTGAGCGCGTCCCTGTCACCCGTTGGCGTGTCCCCCGTGATTATGCCACACTCTACACCAGAGTAGCGTTCAATCGCGCCACAGACCGTCTCTGCGTGGCTCACAGAGGATGTAAAGATTAGAACCGATTTTCTGTCTCTTGTTCGTTCAACGATGTCTTTGCAAGCGGAGTTTAGCGTATCATCATCCAGCAACGATTCCACCTCAGCTTGTACAAACTCGCCTGCACGTATGTGAAGTTCCGAACAATCAACTTGAACCTTTGACCCTTTCATTTTTAGTGGCGACAAAAACCCTCGGTCAATAAGTTCACGAACCTGAATATTGTGGGCGATACCGTTAAACAGCTTGTCGTCACCAATAATTGGCCCAGTCCCGGTTCGGAACGGTGTTGCTGTGAATCCAACCATTCTAACGGACGGGTTAATCTCTTGCGCACCTGCAAGGAACGTTCGATACATTCCTTCACCTTCAATTGGAACCAGGTGGCACTCGTCAACCAAAATTAAATTGAACGGCCCAGCCTCGGCGGCTTTAGTGTAGATTGACTGGATACCTGCGATAACAATCTTGCTATCAAACTCTTTTTCACCTATTCCTGCGGAATAGTAGGAGTATGACAGATGTGGCAAGTATCGCGATAGTTTGTCGCCCTCTTGTTCGAGTAACTCTTTAACGTGGGCCAAAACAAGGACGCGCCCGTTCCATTGTTCAACGCAGAGTCTGACAAGTTCAGCAATTAAGATTGCCTTTCCAGACCCTGTTGGTGCGACAACACACGGGTTGCCCTTGTTAGTTTTCAACCATTGATACAGGCTGTTAATCGCGTCTTGCTGGTAATCGCGAAGTTCTAGTTTAGTTGTCAAATTTCAACCGCCCTTGTCCTGCGCTAATGTTGTCTTGATAGACCTTGTCTAAATCATAGTTTGCAATCATCAATTCAGCGTATACATTTTTGCGTTCTTTGTCACCTCTATTTTTAATGCGCTGAGACCTTGCAAATGGTTTAATGTAAAAGTCTTTGTACAGTTCTCTAATTTGTTCACAATCGGTATTTGTTTGCAACCACTTATCATTTAAACTTGACAATGTCTCTTTCAGTTTTTCTTGGTTAAAGTTTTTAAAACTATACTCTTGAGTTTTTCCAACACCTGCATATGGTGGATCAATATACCAGAAAGGCTCTCTATTTTTGTTGCTTGGATCGCGCTCTGTCTTAAATCCTTTGTATTTTTCAATAAATACTTCGTAGTCCAGGTTTTCAAAGTTTACGCGTTTTATGCGTTTATAAACCCTTTCAATTACGGAGTCATCATAAGGGTGTTTTTGCAACGCGCCCCACGTTGTACACGTTGCACCAAACGAATAGTAGCACAAATACCAAAACCGCTGTGCTTGTTCAGCGTCGGTTGTAGGGTTGAGGTCTTTCCAATACTGAAACATTTCACGTGATTTAATTTCATATTTACGTGCTTCAATAAACTCTTCGTGTTTAGTTTGAATAACCTTCCACAGATTGTACATATCACCGTGAATATCGTTCCACACTTCGATTATTGCCCAACGTGGCTTTGCCATCAACATTCCACCTGCACCACCAAAGGGTTCAAACCACCGGTTAAACATTGTGTTAGGTATATATTTAATTATTGTTCCTGCCACAAAATGTTTACCGCCAACCCAGGGCGCTAATGTTTTGGTTTGTGTTCGACAACGTCCCATCAAACTTCAATCCACTTGCAAATAACAGGTTCACTCTGGTTTTGTTTGGAGGTTAAGTACAAGTATGTATACTTTTGTTTGCCTATGAGATTACAGCTCTCTTCACATTCTAGGTGGTAACTCTTCTCATCTGGCATTTCGTATGCAATAGCCCGCATTGGCCACACCTTTACAGCGTCGATAAATTCTTGCGGTGTAAATGTTTCATCAAGAGGGGTTAACCGTTGGTTTACGACCATGTGGGCAAGGTCAAAGAATCTTGTTTGGTCTTGCACGACTCTGTCGCACACAGCCGTTCCACCAACACCCGGCTTAACCAACTTTGGGGCAACGATCTTGTCGGTTTCATTGTCAACAAGTAACAAGAAGCGGTCAATGTCGTTTCCCCACGGTATACATTGTTCAAGGGGACAAAATCGCAACCACATTAAAAACTGAACAAACGAAATTTATTTGTTGTTTGGCGAAACTTTCCAGCCACGCATAAACGCCGCGTTACTAACAAAGAAATAGACTTCGCCAATTTCTTTTAATTTTCTCATTGGTTTTACTCCTTTAAATTTCAATCCACTTACACTCTTCGGAATCGTTTTGGTCTTGTTTTGAGACAACGTAATTATAAACATACCTTGTGCTTCCGCAAAGACCATTATCATTGCCGCCCGGCATTTCGTATGCAATGGCTGTCATCGGCCACGTTTTAATTGCGTCGTTAAACTCTTGATACGTAAACGTTTCGCCTAACGGGCTTAACCGTTTGTTTATAGCAATGTCAGCAAGGTTAAAGAACCTCATTTGGTCGCGTTCAACTTTACTGCACGTTTTCATTCCACCGATGTAACGCTGAACCAAACAGGGGTCAACAAACTTGCCGGTTTTAATGTCGGAAAGTAACAGGAAATAATCAAAGTCTTGTTTTTCCTGTATACATTGTTCAAACGAAAGGAATCGCAACCACATCCCGTAATGGATGTACTCAAAGTATTTGTTGTCAGGCGTAATCTCAAGTCCTGGTATAAACGTTGCGTTGTCCACAAAGAAATGAACCTGCCCAACTTGTTTTAATGTGTCCATTTGAATCTGCTCCTTACCAAGATGTTCTTAAAGAATCGTACACAATGCACCCGCCACGCGGTTCATGACACTTCTTGCATTGTGTGCAATTTGTGATTTTAACTTCTTCGTTATCAAAAGATATTGCGCCATCTTTACAAAGCGATTCACAGTATTTGCACCCAATACAATGAGACGCCTTTTTAAAAACCTGCTTAAACAGTTTAAACTTTTTTGCATAACTTTTTGTTTCTGCAATAGAACATTTTATTAAATACCCGTTGTTTGTTTTTTTATATTCATATTGAAATGGAATGTCGCCAACTGTTTTTATCCATTCTTTCCAGCTTGATGTTGGCGAAGTTATTTCAATTATAAACTGATCTCCATCTTTTGTAGCCTTGTAACGGAATTAAATATGATTTTAATATGTTCGCGCCCACCCGCAAACATTTTACACATCGCTTCCCAGCGGAGCTTATACTCTTCGTCGGTCTTGGAATGAAAAAACGCTTCATGCACAGGATAAAACGCGCCAAAGTTAATCGTATCTATCAACGCCATGTCTGCCTCATTTAAAACCATTTTTTGTCCGGTTAAAACGTGTTCGTTTACGTTCTTTCCATAGTCCACATATATTTCTACGCTCTTGTCGTCTGAAGATAGAATGTAACCCCTACCGTGCTTTCTTATATTTAACTCCTTGTCGCAACAATGGGAATGTCGCAACCAACGGTCGCACTCAATCTCGGTTATCATCAGTACGACCCCTTCAACGATTTCGCAATGTCTCCCGCAAGCTTCGGTTTCGCCGTGTCAAAGGTTTCGCCTGACTCTTGCAACTGAAGAACACGTTCCAACCCCAGCGCCAAGTCTTGTTCAGTAAACCCGCGCCCCTTTGGGCCGCACAAAATTTCACATACAAGACCAGGATAATCACGTCGGTTACTAGAAAGATAATATTCAACCAAAAGGTTTTTAATTTCCGACTGAACCGACAACATCGCTTCAAGACCATCAGACTTCGGGTTCGCGGCAATTGTCGCTGAAATGTTGTCCAAAGCCCTTTTAATTGTTTCATAATAACTCGCCATCTTTAAACTCCCTTGTTAAATAAATAGGTGTTCACCCTGTCATAGTTGTAAATCATCAACTCGTTTACAACCTTTCGTTTATCACTTTCAGCACAAATTGAACGGTATATTGGCACCCTGTCAATGTTAAACCCGGAATATAACCTATCAAAGTAATCGTTGTCCGGTTCAGAATTGCTAACCAGAAACTTTACTCCACGCTTGTCTAACCTGCGAATGTGAAACATCAACGCGCCACCGCCCACGAAAGGTTCTACGTACTTTGTGATTTTTTTGCCAAAGCTTTCCGGTAGCCTGTCTTTAAGTTCCGGAATCAATCTTCGTTTGCCGCCAGGCCAAATCAAAAACGGTTTTAACATTCTCCAATATACCAACAATCTTTAAGTTCAATTTCGATTTGGTATTCGAGCATACCGTCGTACGCTTTTTTGCGGTAAATTCCTACAACTTCCCACTCTCCGTACGCACCCCAGAAATATTTCCTGTTGACAACGGCTACGGTAAACAGTTTGATTGCTCCGTCATCAAATGGCATTTTTTGGAACCCGTCGTCTGGCTCGTCGGGTTGAACAACCGTAAGTTCTACACTACACCCCGAACCACCGGTGCGAAACGTAACGTCTTTAACACCTTCCAGGATTTCGCCGTTGACAATTGCGCCAACACCTGCCGACCGAAACTTCTTTGACGTTTCGCGCACATATGTTTGAAACGGATTCTTATCAATAACTGCCATTATTTTTCCTCACTTTTTCCCATTCAACTGCTACCGTTATCTCGTGTTCCATATCTTGAACAATAGGTTTCAACCCTGAAACCAACTCTTCAAGTTCCATGTTATTATCTTTTAACTCTTCAATCCGTTCGTTACAAAAGTCCGAATCAACTTGTATACATTGTAGTTCAGTATCAAGCTGTCCAATTTTAATATTGTTGTCAGACGCGACACCTTCGACAACGTTTATAATATGAATTAAAAGGTCTTTATACTCTATGTTAGTCATCCCCATACTCCGCAACGTAATGGAACCGTGCCACTTTTTTCATGTCGTCAGTTACGACACCACTTATGTTTAACGTTATATATTTAAACCCGTCCCCCTCGTCCGTGATACTAGCGTTGATGTTGTGAAGTCTCGACGGGTTCGTTTCAATCGAATTTAAAAGGTCAAAACATAACTCACGCTCTCTTTCTGCACGTTTTCTGTGTTCAAGCTCAAATTCGCTCGTCATGTTTGTTCACCTCTTTGTTGTTAAAATGTTCGGTTACCAATTTTTTTATGTTGTCGTCGTACTGCTTGTAAACACTCAACTCAAAGTCAAAAAAACCGGAGTCCAATTTAAACCATACCTCATCTTTGTGTTCATAACAATTTAAGTAGTGTAGAATGTCATGTTCCACGCTCATTTTTTTCTTCCTTGTTGTTACGCAATGCGTTAATCTTTTCTGTCAACCTTTTCTGCTGGTCGTAAGTTCAGCAACATATTTAACTACAAGCGAAAGCTTGTTCGCAACCCGTGTTGACTCCAAATAACATTCAAGAATCTCTTTGTTCATCTTTAGACTCCTTTTCTTTCATCTCTTGTTTAATCTCGTTTACAATGTTGTTAAACCCTATACTACTTATTTGCCCGTGTACGTTCAAGTCAAATTCAATTACACCACACTCTTTTTTTGAGTAGCATTCCCATAAAACCTTGCTCTTGTCGCTGTTGTAGTATGCCTTTTGCAAAAGTTTTTGACCCATTTTATAATACGGCTCGTTCTCATTGACCTCTGCAATTAACTCGTCCGCTTTTCTCAAGAGATGTTCCATCTCATTCTCCTCGTTCGTGTTTAATGCACATATCAGTCTCATAAAGCTCGCGTAACAGTCCCGCCGAACACGCAACATAATCACGTGGCTGGGCCATTTCCAATACAACGTCTTTAACTTCGTCAACCGTTTCAACCATTTTTAACCGTTCAATTGTACGTGTCATGTCAGCCGCACACATTGACAGTCCGGAATAAATTGTTGGTAACGCTTTAATTGTTTGATCGCCATTTTTCATTGGTTTCTTCCTTCCTAACTTTCGCAATAAATCAAAGTAACATTCAAGTCCACGTAGTCCTATCATTCCCGTACTCGTTCAAGCTCTTCCAAGATTTTGTCTAACACTTGTTGCGCGGCTAAAACACCTTTTTCAACCATCTCTGCCGCCAATTGTTCGCTGTGGCCTTCTCTTTCGCTTTGACTCACGTCAGCAACAATTGAACATACGATAACACCTACCATCAGGTCAATCGCACGTCGCGAATAGCTTGCAATCTTGTCAAAGTTTGCCTGGTTAATCGGATGGCCACCGTTCAACGCCTCTTGCCATAACCGTTCAACCGTTTCGTCGTCTGCCATAATACTCTGCTCCTTTCTTGTTGGTAAATGGTGGGCAAGGAATCGAACCCTGCATACAGGAGGTAGAAAACTGCGTTACCACCAGGCCACCATCCCTATCTTTAAAGGCTGGCGTTATAAGGGACTAACCAGCAACCCCGCATTTGGCTACTTGAACACGTAGGGTAATGAACGAACCTACACGTTTTTTTGCCGGCAATGCATAATAATCTCTGAAAGGTTAACCAAATCGTCAAGATACAATGTAACCTTCCACCGTTTTTTTGAACGTCGATGACAAACAACTGGAACCTGACTTTGTCCTGCGTCTTGTTCCGCTTGTTCCATTGCGTTGTCGACGTTTAACCTTTCAACATATTTACATTCAATATGTAAACCTTTAATGTCCGTTACAATGTCAGGGGAATCAGGAGAGCCAGAATACTGTCGCCCTCGTCGGGCGGAACAACCCAATAATCGTTCCAGTTCCCTGGACAGCTCCCGCTCTCCACGCTTCCCCTTATCGTTCGAGTTTACCACGGTGCCGACTTCATGTCCGCTGTTTTAACTTCAACTTTCGGAACCGGATTATAGTTAGTAATAACGTTCCGTTCCCAATCGCCGTTTTTATCGACCTTTACAGTAACAAGGAAGTTACGACCTTCAAGTTCCGCGGTATCACGAATCTCTGTCAACCCCTGCGCTTCCAACATAAGCCGGGTCATACGTTTCGCGTAAACAATTCCGCCACGCTTTTCAGGTTCGTAAATGTAGAATCGTTCCCACACCCGACGCCCCGAATATTGACCTTCCAAAATCCGGAAAGAAAATTCAAGAAACTTTTTTCCTGTTTTTGCAACTTTTTCTTCGGTTTTTTCAAGCGTTACAATATAGTCGCCTTCCGGAACCGGAGTAAATTCAGACGCTTGCGCTTCGGGGTCATTTACGTTCAAGTTAAATTGTGCCATTGTCTTGTCCTTCCTGCTGGGCGGCCCAGCCTTCTTGAATACAGTTTTCCAAAGTTTGCCAGTTTAACGGAATAAATTCTGGTAGATTGTATCGTGATTTAGCGTAAAAACTTTTTGTTGACCTTGTTTTAAATCCCAGTTCTCCACCTTCGTTCTCTCCCTTGATTGAACCGAACCGTCTTGTAATGAACAAGACTGCGTCGCACCACTCACAAATCAAAGCGTTTGCACGTGCATGAATTTTTGGCGCGTATTGAGTAACGTCGCCAATTTCCGGGTCGTGAATAATCGTTGTCTGCATATGGGCAACAAACACAATTTCCATACCACGCTGGGTGTTCAACGCCTGCAACGCAATCCGGATTTGCTCCCACTTTGCAAGGGCAAGCATATACCCGCGTCCGTAACCGCCACCCGCCGAAACAATGTCTTTCGCTTTACTTTCACGGCAAATCTCTGCCCAAATCAATTTTTCTAGCCAGTCAACCGTGTCGATAACAACCGTCTTGTAATCGTGCTTCTCTGTAAGAAGCAAAGCAAGGTTCGTTTCAACTTCGGCCAACGATTGCGCAACCGGAAACGACTCGCACTTAATTAGGTTTAGTCCATCTTCGGTCGGAACAAAGATCGGGTTTCGTGCCTGACTTGCAACCGTCGATTTCCCTTGACCTGCACCACCATAAATAAAGATTTTAGGTGGTTTTAGCTCTAAACCATTCTTAATAATCTGCACTTTTAAATCTCCTTAATTTGTTCGTATTTTGTCGGATACACGCCTGTTTTTTTGCTTTCAATAAATTCCGGTATTGTTAGTTCGTTCGTATATTGTGCGTCGTTCAACGTCAGCTCGCAAAGATGAAAAACTCCAACCCTGCAAGGCTCGACAACCTCAGCAACAATGAGATAAATGCCAGGATTAAATCCAAACCGTTCATAAAACACTCCCCGATAAAACGCCATTTGGTTCGCATACATAAAATCTTTAAAATCGTATGGGAACCTGTCAATGTTTCTGCACGTCTTTAAGTCAACAATTGAATTGCACCCCTTGTTGTACCAGTCAATCCTGATTTGACAATCAACGTTACAGTACCTAGCACGAACAACGGCTTCCGGAAACCCGTCGGAAAGCAAAAACTTTGCTTTAATGTGGCCGTCAATCGCTTCGTTGACTTTCAAGACAACATCGTAATCGTCGGTGCTAATCCCAACTTTACCAGACTCTTGTAACGACGTCAGCCAATCCTGATACTTTTGGCTTGTCGGGCCAAAGGGTTTGCCTGTTTTTTCGTTGATCGGGCCACCAACCGAATAATTCTGGTGGAACACTTCCGAACCTTCCAGAACATATTGGTGGATTGCACGGCCCAAGAAGTAGGAAGGGCTATCTGTCCGTTCCTTGCAATTTCGTTTCCACCAGTAAACGTAAGGGCTTCGGATGTAGTCCATCAACTGGTGGGAAGATAGGTTCTTATCAGATTGCTGATGATAATAATCCGAATCTTCAAAGATAAAACCGTTAATCATAACCTTCCTTTCGTCTAACGCCAATTTTACCATAAACTCGTAAAATCGTCAACTCAAAAAACTCAAAAAACTGCAAGTTTTTTCTTCAAACCCCTTGTTTTAAAGGCCCAAAAAACTTATTTTTTTGCCGGA